GCTTGGATATTTAAAACCTTTTAATAATTGTGAAGAACACTTTATATTATTAAGTATCTTTTCGCTGTTCAGTTTATTTGGACGTGGAAATGCAAGCACAGTGGCAGCGAAAGCTGTTGAGTATCAACAATTAGATTATATTTGGTACATAACACTGTTAGTCCTATTGGTGATTATTACTTGTGGAATTTTAGTAGTAATGGCATCAATAATGGCGTTGGTAGCATACGCCATATATTCAATACATGATGTTAAAAAGAATTATTTGAATACAATGAAAAATGCTTTTATAGCTCAATCTTGTTTAGCAGGATTCGCAGCTTTATTTGGTATGTACAATTCTTGGAAAATTTCAAGCGTAGCATCAACTATGTTTCCACAGAGTTTTAGAAGTACAGCAAATAAAACAGGAATGTTTATGACAGGAGCATTAAGTTTGTTAATGTTACTCCTTGCTCCAGTAATGGGAGCTAAAAGAATTTTAGGAATATTTAAACCGTTGATAGAATTGATTAAGCAAGTACCTTATGCAACATGGTTCATTGAATGGATCAAAGATTGGTTAAAGGGGGATGTAGATTTTGATGATTTACCAGAAGATCAACGAGATGAGGCTAGATCACGAGCAAAGAAAGTTTATGGTGATTATATGGAAGCACAAGAAAGATATGAAGGTGTAAGAAAGAAAGAAAATGAACCACCTAAAGCAAAATTTCCTTATAGAGGAAAAGGGATTTTAATTAAAAATATTAAAGATAGTACGGATATTGATTACTGTGAGGTAGTTGATTTTTTGGAAGAAAAAATTAGAATAATTAGAATTCAAGATTTGTACCGCACAATAATAATGATGTGTGGTGGTGGTGAAGGAGAATACACTTGTACTATATTTAAAGAAATATATTGTACTGAAAGCTTAGAAGCTTTTAAATCTTATTTACAACTAAATTTAAAAATTAAAGATGAAAAAGTTGAACAAAAACAGGAAGCTAAAGAATATGTTCAACACGTAAATACTGATATTAAGGATGGAGTTAAAATAAAACCTATCCGATTTGTTAAAAAGACAGATTTAACAGATAGTTGTTTGAGTGAAGATAAAAAAAGAAGGGAAGAAAAATTCTCACCTCCTACTCACAATATGGGTCCCGCAGATCCCGTAAATGAAACAACTAGTAGTGATGAAATACCGCTACGTCATTCAACTTTTCCATATAAAATAATTTATTCTAATAAAAATTATGTAGAAAGTGAGAGTGATGATGATATTGAAGAAGTAAACAAACCAGATGAGAAATTAGAAAGTCAATGTTTTACTGGAGAATGTAAATTATGTAGTTTTGCCAAAGCAAAATATTTACAAGCGTGTATGGGATGTGGTTATATGGGAGCGGCTAGAAAAGTTATGAGAGAAGACCCAATAGCTAAACCCTCTAAATATACAACAGAATTTATGCATCAAATAGAGGAAACCCAAGAAAGAGATGAAACACATTGGTGGAGTAGTTGGTTTGGGGATGCACCAGATGATCAGAGATCTTGGGGAAATTATGTTGATGAGACATTTACTAAGTATATAACAAATCCAATGGAAGATTGTTATGATTATTTGATGTTAAAAGCGAAAAAATATCCAAAAGCATCAAAAATAATATGGTATGGAGGATTATTTACTTTAGCGTATTTGTGGTCAATGAAATCAACAAAAATGGAAGAAGACTCAGAAGATGAAGAGTACACAGCAAATACACAAGCTAAACGTAAAGGTGGAAAACGTAAAGGAAGACATACTAAGAAAGGCAAACATAATGCCTCACCAGGACCAGAAGATTATGATGATGATGAAAATTATATAGATCATGGTTATGTGAGAACGAAAGGTGGAAAAAATAGACGTTGGGAATATGAAGATATGGATGGTCAAGCAAATAATTATATGGATCAACCACCACTCGACGATGATAGTGAGTTTCGTAGAAAAGTTTATGCAGCACGAAAACGTGTGCTTAGAGTTAAATGCAATGACTATATGGACTGGTTAAATGAATCACGTCAAAGTTATGAAAAAGAAATTAGATTACAGAAATTAACACGACAGGCGTGGAATTCTCATAACTTAGCATCGGGAGTTTACAAAATTTATGATGATAGTGATAGATACAAATGTACAGGAACTTTAGTTGCAGATCGAATGTTTGTAGTTTTACATGCATTAAGTGAAGATTTAGGAAAAAATTATAAAGCAGTTAATCATCAACACAGTTTAATTTTGAAGGCAAGTACTTTAAAAATCCACAATGATGAAATTGCGTCATTTAAGCACAGTGGAACACCCACACCATTTAATTCCAAAAAATTAAAAGTAATGACAACATCGCAAATAGTGACAGTTTTTGGTTATGGTGAAGGAAGTTATGATCAACCTGATTCGATTACAGGTTTTGCAAGTCCTATAGGATGGTGTAACGCAGCAACAAGAAATGGTGATTGTACATCACCAGTTTTGGATAAAGATGGTAATATAGTAGGTTTTTGGACTCATGGTAATGGGATAGATTTTGGAAGATTTGAACCAGTAACACAGGATTTGATTAATTTTGTTCAAGGTAGAACTCCAGTAACTCATGCGGGATTGGATTTTCAGTCTCGCCCCCATTTCCAAGCACTTTAATGGAGTTGCCGTTCTATGAACGGTATCCTGAGAAGTATAAAACTCGGGAGGGGGAATGTGTGTTTAGTGAATTAGCTTTTGTACCAGAAGAGCATGATAAGTGGTTGCCCCAAATGTATTTTCCAATAGCAGGGAGTATGAAAAGATTTCCACGATACAAAAATAAACGAACACAGGATCCGTACATAAAAATGTTTATTGATAATAATAAAGATCCAGAAAGTAAGGATTGGGGGTTACCAGTACCCAATGAGGAAGCATCATTTAAATCATTAGCAAAATATGCAAAAGATATGCAACCTTTAACAAAAGGAGAAGTGAATAATATGAATAAAGCATGGGAAATGACAGCTCAACACTTTGGACCTTACATGAGTAATAGTAAAATTAGAACTTATGAAGAGAGTAAAGCAAAATTAGATATGCATACATCTTCAGGAGCACCTTTCAATTTATTATATCCAACTAAGAAAGAATTATTTGAAAATGATCCAGAGATAGATCATTGGTTAGGAGAAATTGATTGGAATAAATTTGGAGAAGATCCAAATTATACTTTTTTGTTTACTAACTCATTAAAAGAGGAAATAAGACCTGCAGAGAAAATTGAAGATAATAGTATTAGAACATTTGCAGCATCAGCTGTAGATGGATCTTTGCATGGCAACCGTCTTTTTGGAGATATGAATGATAAAATGAATGATAGTTGGCTTAAAAGTAGTTCAACTGTTGGATGGTCACCAATGGGCGGAAATTGGGATCGATTAATACGTAAACTTAAAACTTTTAAAAATGGTTATGCGTTAGATGAATCACAATATGATTCAAGTTTACGAGCTTATTTAATGTGGGGATGTGCACGTTTTAGATGGATGTGCTTAGACAAACAATACCAAACACCTCAAAATTTATTAAGATTTAAAACTTATTATCGTAATTTAGTAAATTCAATAATAATAAGTCCAACAGGAATTTTAATACAAAAATTAACAGGAAATCCATCAGGATCCTGTAATACCATTAATGATAATACTTTAATTTTATATACATTAATGGGATATGCCTGGTTAACATTATGTCCAGAAGATTTTACTAGCCTAGCAGAATTCGAAAGTAATACAGCAAAAGCTTTATGTGGAGACGATAACACATGGACTGTATCTGATTGGGCCCATAGTTTTTATAATGCGCGTAGTGTTATATCAGTATGGAAAACTCTAGGAGTTACAACAACAACAGATAGTTTAGAACCTCGTTGTGCTGATGAACTCGACTATTTGAGCGCACACACAGTGTATATTGATGGAAAAGCTGTTCCACAATATGATCGTAGTAAAATAATGACAAGTTTGTTATACTCAAATAGAATGAAACAAGTACCATCAACAGCTTTATTACGTACAGCTGGAATGTTACAGATAGGTTTTGCAGATATTCGCCTTAAAAAATATCTCCGTCAAATTATAAATTTTTTGTTATTAAAATTTGATGATATATGTAGTGAGGATCAAGATTGGATTATTGCTAAATGTTGTATTCTTAGTGATGATAGATTATATAATCTTTGGTTAGGAAAAAGTTTTGTGATTAATGGTCAGAGTATTGAGAAAGCAAGTAAAGATTCAAAGAGCTCAATAAATAAAATGGATTGGGAACCAATCAGAAAACACGCCAATTTTAAAAATGCGGCAAAACTATTTGCGAATCCAGCAGGAGGAGCAGCAGAAATTGCATTCGATGTAGCAAAAGATTTAATGAATAAGAATTCGGCTCCGCGAGAGAAAGTTAGAAAACCGAATAAAAATAATATGCAGAGTATGCAACAATTTAAACAAAAACAAAATAAAAATCGAGCACCAAGAAAAGCTCGTGGGAGAAAACCCAAGAATCAGAATCGTAAATTACCTAGGAAACCAAGAAGACGAAATGGAGAGAGGAGATTGACGGGAAAAGGAAATTCAAGGAATAATCAGAACCAATCATTGACAAGAGCAGTGATTATAGAGGAAGATGAGTATGTCGCAGAAGTTACTTCAAGTAGCGTAGCAGGTGTATTCTCTGTATCTCAGTATCCGGTTAACATAGGTCAATCACTTACATTTCCTTGGGGATCAAAAGTGGCTCAAAATAATTACAATAAATATCAATTTGAGCGTTTAGAATTTTATTACAAAAGAGAAGTATCTGAGTTTGCAGCAGCAGGCGCAGGAGGAAAAGTAATAATGTCTTTTAATGTGGATGCAGCTGATGGTCCACCAGCAAATAAACAAGTTGCTGAAGATACTTTCCCAAGAGCGGATGGTTTAACATCAGAAAACATACGGTTAGTGATACCATCAGCCATGTTGAGAAAATGGACTGATGGATATTTTATAAGAGCAGGTCCTTTACCAGGACGAACAGATATCAAGACTTATGACGTTGGTAGTTTTAGTGTCTCAACAGTTGGAGTGACACCAGTAAACACTGTATTAGGAGAATTGAGAGTGAAATACAGATGTAGGTTAATGGTACCAATATTACAACAAGCAAATTTTACAGCACCTAATAGTTCAGTTTATCAAGTGCAAAATAGTGGAACCCAAGTATTAACAACTGGTGTTAACTCAGCAGTAGCTTTTCCAAAAACATCAAGTACAGCGTTTTGGACCACTTCAACATCAATGGGAATCATAAGTAGTTTTGGAGGTACAAGTTTTAACCTTCCACAAGGAAATTGGTTAATGATGTATCGTATTACAGGAACAGATAGTGTTAGTGAAACATTTCAAGTGTCAGCTGATTTTGCTGTTTCGGGAGCAAATTTTTCAGCTCCAAATGGACCAGTACAAGAGGGAAATGGAGCAGCTGTGTTACCATATTCATTAACAGTAAATCAAACAGCTTTCATTTCAGCACCATTAGGGGGAGCAGTAATATCAGTTAGATGTATTTTGACAGGAGCAGCAGGAACATTAACTATAACAGGTGCTGAATTACAAATTATGGCAGTCTAAATATTAGACCCGGGTGTAAACAAAATTTAGTTCATAACTAATACCCATTTTACTGAAATATAAATGTGAGTTAAACTTTACAATAAAAAGTTGATACCGGTTATTCACAAGTTTAGTCCATAACTAACACCGATAAGAGAATAT